CGTAGGGTTCTGTTGCCACTGTGCTTCCCACTTGCCTACCGATAACGAAGCACGAACCTTCTCCAATTCTTCAATTTTCCAAAAATTACTCCACAATGCCTTGCCGTCTGGCATAATAGCAGGGAACTCAACCACTTCCCACTGGTCTGCAAGGATATCGCGTGCCTGTTGCTTCATCAACTTACCTGTTAAATCTATCTCAGACCATCGCGTCATCACAATCACAATGCTTCCTCCAGGCTGTAAACGCTGTCGCGGTCCACTGGTATACCACTCATACGCACTTTCCATCGCCGCAGGCGACAGGGCATCTTGTTCTGAATGCGGATCATCAATAATCATCAAATCTGCACCACGTCCAGTAATCGCACCTCCAACTCCAGCCGCGAAATATTCACCACCCTTATCCGTCTCCCATCTTCCAGCCGCCGAACTGTCCTGTCGCAACTTAACTTCGGGGAATACCAACGAATAATCGACACTGTTCATCAAATTACGTACCTTACGTCCAAAACGCACAGCTAGCTCTCCAGTATGCGTCGCCTGTATTATCTTTAACTTAGGGTTTTTGCCCATCAACCACGAAGGCAATAGGTAACTGGCAAACTCACTCTTAGTATGGCGTGGTGGCATATTCACAATCAACCTTTTGATTTCGCCCTTCGCCAACTTATTAAACTTATCAGCCATAATTTTATGGTGACGACCCTCTATGAACTCAGCCCAAACAGTTTTTGTATATGACAAAAAGTCTTTCTGTGCTCGCTCACTAGCCTTGAACCTTTTTTCCTTTTCCAAAAGCTGTGCGTAAGTTTTTAACTTATCCGTGGGAATATTCAATGGCACATCGCTCATGTTTTTTAGAAATAATATAAAATTTTTGCAAAAGCAACCTTATAGGAGTCCCAACCTCAAAAAGGGGGGTGGGGGTACAATAATTTTTTGGGTGCTGTTGAAATATCAAAAACCGTGTAAACGCTAACGCATTTACATGTTTCTCGTCTCCAAGGGGGGTGTGGGGGGCGAGGTTTACGTTAACGTAAACTATAACGTGCCAAGTACCTTTTGGGGTGCTAGGCTTACGTTAACGTAAGCCTAGCACGGTGTAGGTTAAGCTAGCACTAGCTTGGCAAACGCTGTGCCGTACAGCTTACAGGCAGGGCTAAACCCACCGTTAAGCAAGGCAACCACTGCATTTTGGTTGGTGTTACCAAACTGCGGTGTGTTAGCGTTAGCAAATACACTAGCTTTATAAGCAGTGTGTGCTAACTGTATTGTGCTTAGTGGCACGGCACTAGGCACTGTTTTAGGCACGTTGGTGGCAACAGGCTTGCCATTTGCCCAACCGTGTATGCAAGCCCAAAGTATGCTTGCACGCCCACCAAGCACGCCTTGCTTGTTAGGCTGTAAGGCAGTGGTTAATTTACCACCACCAAATAAAACGCCATTTTTACCAATAGCGTTTGGGGTAAGTTGCAACGCAACGTTACCCAACCCACCGTTAGCCTTAATAAAGGCAATAACGTGGGCAGTAACTACAGGGGTTTTTGCCCCTGTTGCACCGTTAAAAACATTAGGCTTATTTACCATAGTTTTTACCCTTTGCTAGTTATGGGCGTTGCCCCATGCAACGCCTTACAAGTACTAATATATATTATTGTACAAACATGTAAACCCCTAAGTGCAGCTTTTGACCTCTTATGTGATCATATATTACACACGTGATTTTGCTCTCCATCAATCAACCATCAATCAGGTGGGTTTCTGTGAATAATATAAAACAAGACAATGTAGGCGATGGCGAAGCCGAACAACATGATCATATGGAATGTAAAGATATCTAGCATCACAGATCCATTAGGTTAACAACTAGCAAAAAGAATAAAAAAGCGGCGACACCACAGACCGCGAAAAACATAAACATAGTAACCTCCGTGTTAATTAATTTATACTAATACCTTACACCTTGACAGCGTCAAGGTGTATCCTTTAGTTTCGGGACTGAGTTCATTTGAGATCGGCTTCTGGGATATGTGTTCTAAGATATATATTCTTCTCATCATCATTCATTGTCCATCCATCAATGTCCATCAAACAACAGGGCAAAAAAAGAGGGGGCAATGCCCCCTCCTAATTGATTAAGCCCACTTAACGATTTTTGCAAAAGCATTTATCTTACGCTTTTCCTCATCTGTGAAGTGCCTCCAAATCTTACCAATATTGACAAGTTGCATATAATCAGAAGGTGTGTTGCCGTCTTCCTTCCATTGGCTTATGTTCTTGTACCCTAGCTTTTCAGCAAACTTTTGCTCATAGTCATTCATGAGCCGATCAGCCTTGCCATAAAATAAATCGCAAAGATCTTGTGGGCAGTTAAGACTGCACTCAGCAATGTCAAAGGGCTGAGCGTATTTTAAATTTTGATGTAAACGTATTGTCATAGTTTTGATCCTTTTATTAAATTGAACATACCTAAATATAGCATATACGGTTATCAAGGTGTATCCTATAACCTCCCCGACCGACTTCGGGCGACTTCTTTAGATGTCTATATACATATACATCTAAGACGATCGTTCATTGTCCATCCATCAATATCCATCGTCCATCAAAATAAAAAAGAAGGGAGCCATCAAGCTCCCTCCTAATTGCCAGTAATTATTTCTTAACTACAAGCTCAACATAGTTCCGTCCCCATGTGGTTTTAGCGGACGGTGACTGTCCACCGTTAAGGGCATCAATTAAACCCTTCACACCGTAGGCAGGTGATTTGATTTTCTTGTGGTCAGCTTGGCAATCAGCCAATGTATATTCAGCCTTGCCTGAGTTAGCCAATGCCCACATCACATAAGCACGTCGCTCATAGTTTGGCGTGCCGTCCTTGAGGAACATGGTGCGTTCAAAAGGAAAAGGGTTTTTGTTATCAAGCCCTTGGACTGGACGTATAATAACATTAGCAGGATTGTTACCTGCTTTGTCCTTCAACCATGTATAGATATCCCCAGGAATCACGCCTACTTTTTCACGCTTGTCAGCAGGGATGGAACCAATGCCCTGAAAGGTGATTTCCTTAGGGGCTGATTTCTTAGCTGTGTTAGTCTTCATAATGTACTCCTTTCTACGAGTATTAAGTTTAAGTTATGTAAATAGAATAGCATAAATTATATTTGACTGTAAACCCCTTTTTACTCATAATGATAATATTGGACTAGAAGCCGCTGACTTCGGGCGAAGTCTTACGATATCATCCGCTCTAGGATCTTTGACCATCCATCATAATCCTTCGGCATCTCATATACTCCATCGTATGTGCAATCATCATCCATCAATCTTGGTCCAAGGTTCTTTCCATCAATAATAAAGAGGCGACGGGACAGGAGATGATGAACCAAGTTCCAAACACAGCCTCCTTTCGCTGTACGTCCTGTCTGCCAAGCAATCTGATGAGGTCGCCACTTTGGAAACTTCTTGTCAGTCTTTGTCGTAAGAACCTTTAGCTCAACCCAAAACTCTTTACCGTTCATACATCCATTCAAGTCAGGCACTCCTGGGACCGACCATGACTCAACTCGTGTCCAGTGAACCTTGCCTCTTGTTCCATCGCGGAGCAAATGCCAAAGCTTGGACTCAGGCTTTTTCATCAGCTTTTGGGTGTACTTCTATGTCGGTGTAGTCTACGTCAATCGCAGGTTTAGTCTGTTCCACAAGCTGTGGGAACTCTTCCTGCATCTTTTGTATTTCTTTCATTACTTCCTCCCGAGACATCTGGTCTATCTTACCCATCATTATCTCTTTTCTATCTATGTATAATCCTGCCGCTTGACCTCTAGATTTTTCAGCACTGACGGCGGCGGCGAAGTTACCGTTCTGCATCGCCTCATCTCTGATCTGTGCAAGCTTACGAACGTGGCTTTCAAAACTTACCTCAAACTTGTGTTGCAGTTCGTTTTTGATTTGCCGTACCCTTTCCAAAACTTGTGGGTAGTCCCGTCCATTCAACATACGGCTAGCTATCGCATGGGCGTTACTTTCAGCGTACCCTGCTTTGAGAGCGGCTTCAGTCTGTGTAACTTCTTCAGTTGCATAAATCGTAGCAAACTTTTCCTGCATGGGTGTCAGCCCTGTTTCCACACGAGGGTTTGCAACAATGTCTAGTTTGTTCTTATGTGTGACCTTTGCTTTTGCCATACAGATATCATAACTTTACATAATAGAACCTGCAATAGAAATCCAATCATAAACAAAAAGCCCCCAAACGAACTCGCGTGGGGGCTTAAAGTATTGATATTATTGTATAGTCAGATATTGTATATTAAGATATCTGAAAAAAGTTTTCACTCACATTTCTATTTAGTTACTATTTTAGCATTCTTTGCTTCATTAACTTTATTGAAATAGATTTTGGACTCTATACACTGTAGCCCTGCATCATTACGTATCATGAATTTTTGTTTGTCCGTGATCCGTGCTTTGCAGTACATCAGTAAAGACCACACCACAATGTCGTATGGTTTACGATTTGTTTTACAGGATTGGTAGCGTTCCTGCATTGAGGGACATTCCCTGTGCAGGGTAAAGTCTTCGTGCATTACCCGAGTGTCCCTGTTGTCACCGTTGAACTGTATTACGTCAGAGTCGTTAGC